CAACCTGGGCCACAGTTGCCAACAACATCAAGGTTTACACACAAGATTCAAAACCTGAGTTTGATAATAATTTTTACATAAATCCTACCAATCTAAACAGACAAACATTGACAGCAAGTCAATCTAATCAACTAGTAACCAGTTTTGCTGTTGCGACATTTAATACATTATTTGTTGATTATAGTTTTAAGTATGGCTCAGCCTACGCAATTGGACAACTAAGAATTATTAGTGATGGTACAACTGCTGAATTTGTCGATGACAGAACAGAAACTGCAAGTACAAGTGACATAACTTTTAGTGTTGATGTAGATGTAACAGACAGTGTTAGATTACTTTACACAAATGCACATCTAACCCAAGATGCAACCTTAAGTTATGTATTAAAACGTTGGTTAACTCAATAACGTTTTAGGTAACTATTATTTGTGTTAATAAAAAAAGTGTTTGACACTTTGTTATTAATAGTCTACAATTAAGAGATAAAATTAAGAGTAATAAAAATGAACAAAGAAAATCTTCGTATTGTTAAAAGAGATGGACGACAAGAACTACTAGACATCAACAAAATTCATAAAATGACTGAAGCCGCTTGTGAAGGTCTATCAGGAGTGTCATCATCTCAAGTTGAAATGAATTCAGGTCTACAATTCCGTGATGGAATGAGTACGAATGAAATCCAAGAAATTTTGGTCAAGTCAGCAAATGATTTGATCGATCTCGAAAATCCAAACTATCAATATGTTGCGGCAAGACTTTTATTGTATAGTTTACAAAAACACGTATTTGGTAAATTTATGCCCAGTGAAGGACACGTGCCTTTAAGATATTTCGTGGCAACCAATGTGGAGCGTGGAGTTTACGACAAGTCAATATTAGACAAGTATAGCGATGATGAATGGAACAAGATCAACAGTTATATTAGGCATGAAAGAGATCTAAATTTCACATATGCCGGTCTTAGACAGGTAGTAGACAAATATCTTGTACAAGATAGGAGCTCAGGCAAAATTTATGAGACTCCACAATTCATGTATATGATGATCGCAGTTACATTATTTGTAAATTATCCAACTCAAGAAAGATTAAGATATATTAAAAAATACTACAACGCGATCAGTCAATTCAAGGTAAACATACCAACTCCAGTGATGGCAGGTGTGAGAACACCTATGAGGCAATTTGCGAGTTGTGTGTTAGTAGAAGTTGATGACACACTACCTAGTATTTTTTCAAGTGATATGGCCATTGGCAGATACATCGCACAGAGAGCCGGTATCGGTATCAACGCAGGACGAATCAGAGGAATCAACAGTAAAATTAGAGGAGGTGAGGTAGCACACACCGGAGTCGTTCCGTTCCTTAAAAAATTCGAGAGCACTGTGAGATGTTGCACACAGAATGGAGTGCGTGGTGGATCAGCCACTGTACACTTCCCGATATGGCACCAAGAGATTGAAGACATACTGGTATTGAAAAACAACAAAGGCACTGAGGACAACAGGGTAAGAAAATTAGATTACTCCATACAGATTTCAAAATTATTTTATGAAAGATTGCTCAATGATGAAGACATCACTTTGTTCTCGCCACATAGTACACCAGGACTTTTTGATGCATTTGGTACTGAAGAATTTGATGAACTTTATAAAAAGTATGAGCGTAATAAAAAAATTCATAAGAAAACAATTTCCGCTCAAAAACTATTTGGAGAACTTTTGAAAGAACGTGCCGAGACTGGACGTATCTATATCATGAATATAGATCATGCAAATTCTCACAGCAGTTTTCAAGATAAAGTTTCCATGAGTAACTTGTGCCAGGAGATAACTTTACCTACAGTTCCGTTACAACACATTGACGGTGACGGGGAAATTGCTCTTTGTATTCTGAGTGCTATCAATGTTGGTGCAATCAAAGATTTAAACGAGTTGGAAGAACTATGTGAATTGGCTGTTCGTGCTTTAGATGAAATCATTGATTATCAGCAGTATCCGGTCAAAGCGGCTGAGATATCTACAAAAGCAAGAAGAAGTTTAGGTATAGGTTATATTGGACTGGCACACTATCTTGCCAAGAATCAAGTCAAATATTCCGACCCGGGTGCTTTAAAAGTTGTGCATGAGCTATCAGAAGCATTCCAATACTATCTGATCAAAGCATCAGTAGAACTTGCAAAAGAAAAAGGCAAGTGTGAATACTTTGATAGGACGAAATATGCGATGGGTAAATTGCCTGTAGATCATTATAAAAAAGATCTTGATGCGATTTGTAAAGCAAAGTTGAAATTAAACTGGAATACTCTAAGGAAAGAAGTGCAAAAGCACGGAATGAGGAATTCAACACTGTCGGCACAGATGCCATCTGAAAGTTCATCTGTTGTCAGCAATGCCACAAACGGCATAGAGCCACCACGTGGCTTCCTGAGTGTCAAGAAAAGCAAGAAAGGTCCGTTGAAACAGATCGTTCCTGACTACACCAGACTGAAGAATTTTTATACGTTGCTCTGGGATATGCCTGACAATGAAGGATACATTAAAATTGTTGCAGTGATGCAGAAATTTTTTGACCAAGCGATTAGTGGTAATTGGAGTTATAACCCTACACATTTTGAAAACAATGAAGTACCAATGAGTGTTATGTTTAAAGATTTGCTCACAACATACAAATTAGGTTGGAAGACCAGTTACTATCAGAACACTTATGACTACAAGACTGATGCGAGCGTTGAAGTCGAGGACAATCCAGTACAAGATGCCGCTAAAGAATTTGAGCATCTCGATGGTTCAGAACATGATCCACTAGAATCGAATGTTGAAGTCTCTCCAGAAAATCTAGATGCATCCTGTGATGCGTGTGAAATATAAAATTTTAGTAGATAATAAATAGGATTATGGCAAAAACAGTTTTTAACAGAAAAGAGATTGACTTCACTAAAGAGCCTATGTTTTTTGGTGAAGATCAAAATGTACAGAGATATGATGTGTTCAAATACCCTGTGTTTGATAAATTAAATCAGACAATGCTGGGCTATTTTTGGAGACCCGAAGAAGTCAGTCTACAGAAAGATCGTAGTGATTTTGCAGAATTCAGGCCTGAACAGAAACACATATTCACATCGAATTTGAAATACCAGACACTTCTTGACTCAGTGCAAGGCAGAGGACCAAGCCTGGCTTTCTTGCCTTATTGTTCAAATCCTGAGTTAGAAGGTTGTATCATCACTTGGGATTTCTTTGAAACCATACACTCACGTTCATACACACACATCATGAAGAACGTTTATCCTGATCCAAGTGAAGTGTTTGACACAATTTTAAATGACAAAGAAATTGTCAAGAGAGCGATCAGCGTGACTGAAAACTATGATAAGTTTTCGAGTATGGCACAAGATTATTTTGCGAAAGGGATAGGTAATATACAAGACGTCAAGAAACAGTTGTACCTCGCAATGGTCAATGTGAACATACTTGAAGGTTTGAGATTCTATGTTTCGTTTGCCTGCACATTTGCATTTGGCGAGCTGAAACTGATGGAAGGTTCAGCAAAAATTATTTCACTAATTGCTAGAGACGAAAGTCAACATCTAGCATTATCAACACACATCATCAAACACTGGCAACAGGGTGATGATGCTGATATGTTAAAGATCGTAAAAAGTTCAACAGATGAAATCTATAAGATGTTTAAGATATGTGTTGAAGAAGAAAAAGCATGGGCAAATCATCTAATGAAAGATGGTTCGATTATTGGTTTGAATGAAACACTGCTACATCGGTATGTTGAATTCATTGCTAACAAGAGATTGAAGGCAATCGGTCTTGACCCAATATTTGAACAACCTGTAACACAGAACCCATTACCATGGACACAGCATTGGTTGAGTTCATCGGGATTGCAGGTAGCACCTCAAGAGACTGAAGTAGAAAGTTATATTATTGGTGGTGTAAAACAAGACGTAACCAAAGAAACATTTAAAGGCTTTAAACTATGATAACAAAAAAATATAAAAACAATGACATAGTGACAATCAAGTTGAGTTCAGGTGAGGAGATCATAACAAGAGTCATTGAAGATAATGATAACACAATGACTATTTCTAAACCTATTGCTCTTGTGGTAACACCCAAAGGTGCCGCAATGACTCAATTCATGATGATGCAAGACATGAACACTACAAACGAACTCAGCAAGAATCATGTAGTTTTGATAACAATGGCTAATAAGACAGCATCTGATCAATACATCAAAACAACGACTGGAATTCAACCAGTTTCATCTATGCCAGATCCTGCAAGTAAAATAGTCACATAAAACAGTATATAAATACTGTTATGCCAGCAGTAGCAAGAATAGGAGATGCAGACACAAATCACCCGCCCTGTAGTGCGGGATCTTGTTCTACAGGATCACCGAATGTGTTTGCTGATGGCATAGCAGTACACAGAGTGACTGATAGTAATACACCACACGGGTATATACTTTGTATTCCACACGTTACCCAATTATCAAAAGGTTCATCTTCTGTGTATGTTAATAATTTACAGTTAGGTAGGATCGGAGATGACTACAGTTGTGGAATAAAAGTCAACGCTGGTTCACCCACAGTTTACGCAGGAGGATAACATGGCAACAACTGGAAAAACAATAAGTGGTGCATACTATGATAATTTGAAATTTCCCGACAGTCTGGTACCTCTGACAAGCCAAATAAATGAGACACAACAAAATTTACTAAACAGTGGTGCATTAGACCTTGTTGATCATACAGATCCATTCGGTAGGACTTGTAAAGCATATGCAGGTTTCCAGAATCCACACGATGACAACATACAAAAAATTGCAGAAGTTATCAATCAGCAACAGGCGGCTCTGCCTGATGACTGGGACAATGCTGACTACAACCAAAGAGCTGAAGTACCCGGGAACCTGATAGGTCCTGGCCAGACCACAAGGAAATTAACTGATGGGGAGATAAGAGATATCAAATTTGTCAAAGGTGCCATAATGGATATCACGTATCTCAGCAACAGACAGAGTGGAATGTGCGTGACTGAGTACACTGACCCGTATGCACAATGGACGGTGATGGGCAATACATCATATTATGGTGACTTTGTTGCCATACCAACCACAACAAGTTATCCAGGTGGGGTGGCTGTTCCTGGATTATCAAATTACATGAGTACACTGTCGGCATTCAATCAGTTGGCGACAACGCTGGGAAATGTACCAGCATCGGCATCCGGTCCCTGCAAATTTATCGAATCAGCAATGGGAGCCATCATGAAGGCAGGTTCTATCTTGGCAGAAATACTGGCAAAGGTTTTACAAGCGGCTGGTATACTAGCATTGGCAATGGGAGTGATCGGTCTTGCCAAGATGTTGATTGACATAATCAAAGAAGATTTAAGATATCTTGGAAATATACTCGAGAAATTATTACAGGCCGCATTCGCTGGTTTATTGAATGGGTTAGCAAAAGATCCATGCATGGCCTATCTGTTAAGTGCTGGCATAGCCACTTTTGCAACTCTCAAGACACTTGATATAATATAACATTGACAAAAAACAATAATGTTGTATAATTACAGTTACAACGTTGAAGTTGTCATAATAGATTATACGGACCCCGGGGCAGTACCGGGCACCTCCACCAATAAAAGATTATGATGTTGATAAAGGATGACAAGTATTACGTGGTGTACAATAAAAAAGGATACGTTGTGATTGTGACCACGAGCAAGAAAATTGCATATGAGATCGCGGGGGTGAATTAGGATCGACGGTAATTCAAAAGGCAATGGAGTTGTCGGTAGGTGACGACCGTAAATCGCACAAAAACTACAAATGCAGATGAAAATCTAGCACTTGCGGCCTAATTTAGGCTAACGGGGTTGGCAACTTACCTGGCAACAGAAAAGTTGCATTAAAGAAAAGAGTAATATGAGAAAAATTATATCAAACAGTTTTCCTAGCAAGTACGAATATAGCATACAAGATTCTGGGATATTAGAATTAGAAAATCGTACAACATATTTCAATGAAGGACAAATGTGGCCTATAGTAGGTACCGATTTAGGATACCTTTCTATAGCCAAGTGTATGTCAACTAGTTTCGTTGAGTTTCTGCGCCTGCAGAATCTGTTGAGTGATCATTTTTTGTTCTCCAACAACAGGCTAGAACATCAATTGTATGATATCAAAAAGAAACTGGTATTTCTGAGAGATCCCAGTCGGCGTTATATGTCAGGAATTGCGGAATACATTGGAATGAAATTTGGCTCTGATATTTCCACGATGTCAAAGCAGACGTTGTTACACATAGTACAGGCACTGATTGGCATTACCGATGTAGATGAACACAGTATAGAACAGATACATTTTTTTAAGGGTTACAATTTGAATAAATTTTCAGTTTTCATGATAGACAATAATTTTTCAGAACAGCAGTTGTTTGATTGGATGCGTGACAATGGTGTGAAATTCAGAGAAGATATAAAACTGGAATTACCAAAATTAAATATAACAGAAGACAATGAAATTAAAAAAAAGATATATGATGCGGTCCACTCTGTGTGTTTCAGACATGGATCTCAAATAAAACACAAATG